GGAGGTCGTAGAGTGTTACTCCCCGCAGAAGTCGAATTATGTGAAACAGTAGGTATAACAGAAGATGAATATTGGTATTTTGTAGAGCTAACACAGGCATTTAATGGTAAAAGACCAAAAGAATATGATGAGATTCCTTATGTTGTAAATGATTTTATTTCGGCAGCAGTTACTTTTTTAACAAGTGGTACAGCAGCAGCGAATTTTGTCCTTGGAATTATTCTTACAGTTGTTTCTGTTCTACTAACACCAAAGCCTAGAGCACCAAAAACTCCTCCTAGTCTTACAACTGCTGGTCAAACAGGACCAAAAAGATTTGCACCACAAACAGGATTTAATTCAGTACAGGAATTAGCAAATCTTGGTGAAATAGTACCTCTTGTTTTTACTAAACAAGAAATAGAAATTGACGCAGATTATAAATTTTATTACGGCGGTGTTCGTGTAAATACAAGACTTTTATGGTCACAAATGTTAAGCCTTGGTACAGGTCAACAGTTAAAAGCTTTATTTATGATTGGTTTAGGAGATTTAGCAGCTAAACCAGAATTTGCAGGTTATGCAATAGGTGATTTGTTACTTAAAAATTACATTAATAAAAAATTAGCACTATATATGGTGACTGATGGTGGTAGACCAAAAGAAAAAGAAGATAGATATTCACAAGGAACTTTGGAACCTCAAATAGATAGAAACGGTAGTGAATTTGAGGATGTAATGTCTGTTGATTGGGATGAAAACCTTGGTGCTATAGATAATATTGTTAGTAGTGCAAGAACTCCTAATACACAAGTCCAGTTTGGAGCTTATACACCTATGCCAAACTCTATGAGATATAGAGTGCCTTATGAATTAGTTTTAAAACAAAAGAATTTAAAAAGTGATAATAAAAGAGATATAGATAAAAAAAGAAGAAAAATAAGAACAGATTTTCCAAGATATTGTTCTTTTTACGCAATAAATGATGTAAAACAAGATAGAACAAGTCATCTTTTAAATATAGATGACAGTATAAGATATACTATTGCAGATTTTGATACAGAAGAAGAATTTGAAGGTGAGTTTGAACCTTGGGGTGTAGAAGATGTTAAGTCTGCTGTCGATGCTACAAGAGAAGAAGCTGATGATGCTATTTCAATAGGAGAATCTTATTTAGCTGGTTCTGCTTTAGTAGTCTGTGTAGATAGAAGTAATACAATTTGGAACTCTAAAACATATCAAAATGCTTATTTTAAATGTGATACGCCAGGATTAGTTGACATTAGAACAGGTACAGCAGACTTAAAAGGTGCACATAAAGGTTACCAATTACTAACACTACAAAAAGTTGCTATTGGAACGATCAGTAATAGTAAGGCTTGTGATGTTACAGAAATAGGACTGAAATCAAAAGTATTTAAACAGGTAACAAGTTTTCCAAACGTAAATAGCCACCCTGGTGCGGTTGAAACAAATGACGTAGATCAAGATAGTACATCGGGAGTTGTTAAAAGGTATCAAGATGATGATGGCAGTATTTCTCTTGGTCCAATGAGTAAATATCTGATGAGATATAGTTTTTTTAGGTTACAAGCAAGAGTAGCTGGTGTCGTTGATGCTGATTGGAATTACATAGACGGAAATGAGCCTTTTGCTATAAAAGGTAACTCACCACAGCCACAATATAATTTTATAAGAATTAACCATCACAGCACACCAAAGAAAGAATATGAATTTAGATTTTTACCGTTTCCAGGTAATTTAATTAAAAGAAATTTTGTAGATAAAACTGATAAATTTGTAAAAATATTAAATTCTGGTGGCGAACTTCTTTCTTATACTGAACAACCTAATGAAGAAACTTATCAAATTTATTATAAAGGCACTAGAGAAAGTCTTAGAAGTGGCGATGTGTCAAATACTGAATGGTATTTAGGATCATTACCGACTGATGTAGATGGGGGTAAGGTTAAAAAACTACTTCAGACTTTACAGGGAACAATACCAAAATCTACAAGATGGATAGAAGTAGATAGAAAGACATCTAATATGGATGCAAATTTAAGAAATGAAGCTGTTATTTTTTACAAGAATCAAAATGAAGGTAGTACTTGGGTATGGAGTACAAGAGATAGACCACCTCATTGGAGAGAATATTTTGGAAATAGAAACAGAACAATAAATAATCCTTTAAGAAATCCAAATACAATTACTATTGGAGATCCTTATGTTCACCCTTATGTAGATCGTGATGATGGATTTCGCTATGGTGTTGGTCCGCATATACAAACTTTTAGAGGTAAACCAAAAAGTAGACGAGGTGAATATTATGGAATAATTAAATATGAAATGCTAACCCGTGACGTAGAACCTGTAGTGCATGAAAATATATCAACAACAGGTGGTAGTGGTTCTGGATTGAAAGTAAATATAAAAGTCTATTTAAATCCAAAAAATAACCAATATGCTGCTGCTCAGTGGGAAATTAGCGATAGAGGAAACGGTTATCTAGATAGTGACACTATAAACATTCCTGCTGTAGGCAGTGGCAATCAACGTTTTCCTGGTCAAAAAGGTGTTGATATAGTTACTGATTTTAGTGAATTTGTAACAGAACCCTGGCCAGCAGGTAAAAATTTAAACCCTTTTGATGCTATAACTGATTACTACCAATATGATTCAGAGCGTAGTAGTCATTTAGACGGACCAGAGCATGAAATTGTTTATGTAAATGAACAAAATAGTTTAGGTAAGTCACCAGAATATGCTGTAAATGACATTGGTATTGCTAACGTAGCTTTACGTTTAAGTAGTTCAAAAGAATGGAATAGCTTTTCACAATTTTCTGTGTATGTAAAACAGGGTATTAAGGTTGAAAATATAGCTAAAGGCAGACCAGCAGATGTACCAATATTCGGGCCAACTAATTTATTTCCCGAAATTGTATATGCCTTATTAACGGACAAAAGATTTGGCCTTGCAAATTCTATTGGTGTAAGTTCTATTGATAAAGATAGAATGACTATTGCTGCTAAATTCTGCGAAGCTAATTCTTTTTATTGGGACGGTGTAATCACTGATAAACAAAACGTAAGAGAATTTATATATCAAAATGCAATATTCAATTTGTTAGATTTTACAATTCTTGGTGGCAAGTTTTCACTATTTCCTTCTGTTCCTTTTAATTCTAGTACTTACATAATTGAACCTACACAGAAACCATCAGTTCGTGCTTTGTTTACTGACGGCAATACACGAAATTTAAAAGTAAGTTTTTTATCACCCGAAGAACGTCAAAACTTTATAGGTACAGTTTATTACAGAAAAGAAGTGCCAAATGGATTTTCTGAAACCGAATCACTTACTAAAGCAGTTGTTGAAGATGATTTTATTACAACAGAACAAATAGAAAAACTACCAGTAGAAGTGTTTGATATGTCTGATTTTTGCACAAGTCAATCTCATGCTGAAGCATTTTTAGAACACGCTTTGATGATTAGAAAAAAAGTAGATCATGGTATTAAATTTGAGACTACACCACAAGCTGCATTAGGTTTAAAGCCTGGTGATTATATAAGATTTATTTCCGAAGCTACCCATACCAGTAGATTTGAAAATGGTGTTATTTCTCTTGATGGGGTTGTTCAAAGTGTTGGAAATAATAGTCTTAGCAATGTAAATATTTATCACTGGCAACCAGGAACACAAGAAGTTAAAGAAGCTGTTTTAAATGTGGTAAATGGCAGAACTACAAACTCTAATTTATATGGATCTGTTTTTACAGTAAAACAAACAAGCGAATCTAATCGATTATATAAAGTCGAATCACTTACTTACAACGATGAAGGATTAATTGAAGTATCAGCAAGTCATGCACCTCTTTTATCTGATGGAACTCTTGCTACAATAAATTATGAAGAACGTGATTTTACAGGTATTCCATGACGAGTATAGTAGATTTTCCAAATATAAAACCTTCATCTAGAACTTATACACCTGGTAGGTATCCACAAGTAGAATTTGTTGCACAAAATGGTGCAAAAACTGTACTTAGATACGGAAATAAAAAGGTAGATGCAAAATTAACTTTAGGATTTACAAATATTACAGATTCACAAGCTAATCAAATTTTAAATTTATATGAAGAAGTTAATTCTGATTATGATTTTATACACTTTCCAAGTACAAGTGCTTTGGCTGGTATAAATAATTTAGCTTTGAGAAGAAAATTTGGAGAAAGAGATTTATCTGGAAATACTTTGTTAAGATATAGATTTGACGGCCCTCCTACTGTTACAAGTGTCAGACCTGGCAGATCAAATGTCCAATGTAAATTTGTCGCTTGCCTCGATGGGGATTAGAATGGGTTTAAAATTTACTTAAAACGATGGCTGGCTTTTATTCTGGTAAAGAAGGACAATTATTTGTAGATGGTACGAAAGTTGCCAAAGTTAGATCATGGTCTTTTACTTTTAATCAAGCAGTATTAGAAACTGTTTCATTAGAAGATACTGATAGAACAATAATTCATGGCACTAGAAGTTATACAGGTAGTGCTAGTGTTTATTATTATCAGGAAACTGCTGGAGGAGGTGCTGGTCAGCTTACCACGTTAATACAAAAATGTATAAAAGAAGGTGATAGTGAAGGAAATGATGGTGTTAATACAGAAAGCACTGCTATGAAATTCAAATTAAAGATTGCTGATGGATCTACTGCTGGTAGATTTATAGAGTTTTTAGCAATTCCAACAAGTATTACTATTACAAATGCAGTAGGAGAAGTAACAGCAGCAGATATTAGTTTTGAAGCTAAAGGAGCACCTACTGACCTTGCTATATAAATGTCTATTTATTTTGGATCGACAGGTTTTATTGAGTTAAAACGTGATGCCTTAAATTCTGAAATAGGAACATCCATAAACCCTGCTGATGTTAATACAACTAAAAAAAGATTTTCTGTTGAAAATGTTAGTGGCTCATTAATTACAGGAGATCAAATTGAGATAGAAACTGTTGACGGAAGTAATTTAGAATTATTAGCTAATCACAGTTTTCCTGATCTTCGTAAATTTATCCATATTGATGATATGGGTGGAATTAAGTTATATAACACCTTTGCTTCTGCTTTAGCTGGTGAAATTACAGATGCACTTACATTAACCACACCATCTTCTACAAAAAACATATTAATACGCACCAGAAATACTAGATTTAGACCTCTTGCAAAGATTACTGAATTTGAAATTACAACAACAAGAGATACTGTTGATGTTACTAATTTAGGAGCAGAGTTTAGACAGCAGTATGAAAATGGTCTTATATCAGGACAGGGAACAATACAGACAATATGGCAGCATAGAAATTTTCAAAATGATACTCCTGGATTTGCAAGTCCAGAATTTCCTGTTTATTTAAGCCAATTATTGGTACGGATGCAGCAAGGAGCAGATTTTGAGGGCAGATTTTATATATATCACGATCCAAGTCAAACTACAAACAGTGTTTGGTATCAATCAATGTGTGTTGTTACCAATGTAGCCGTCAATGTACCTGCAAGTGGTTTGGTAGAAGCACGAATAGAATTTATAACTAATGGTGAGATTAGGTTACATAACGGAGTACCACCTTCATTCTTGTTATTAGAAAGTAGTGATAAGATATTGCAAGAGGATGGAGATGGTATTTTACTTGAAGATCCTTAAAATAAGATTTATGATGTACTTAAAAGTGACTTGACATGGCTGATCTACAGATTACACAACTACCAGAATTAGGTTCAGCCCAACTGCAAGCAGCAGATCCGATTGCGGTTGCTGATGTTAGTGCAACAGAAACGAAAAAAATAACTGCAAAAAACTTTGTACAAGGTGCTTTTGGGTTAGTAGATAATGCTTCTATACCAGCTACAGCACTTAGCTATCCATTAACAGCAGGTCAAATTGTTACTGCAACTTTAGCTGATAATGCTGTTACAACTGCTAAAATTACAGATGCTTCTGTAACCACAGCAAAATTAAATGACAATTCTGTAACCACAGCAAAAATATCTGCAAGTCAAGTTACCACAGTAAAAATTGCCGATAGTGCAATTACAAGTGCAAAAATAAATGCAGGTGCTGTCGCAACATCTAATATTGCAAATACAGCAGTTACAACTGCAAAGATAGCTGATAGTGCTGTTACCTTTGCTAAAACTAATTTTAGTGATGGCGATATTCCTGGAGCGAAACTTACTTCTGCTTCTGTTACTGCAACACAACTTGCTAATAATTCTGTTACTGCAAATGAACTAGCAGATAACGCAGTAGATACTGCTGCTATTGCTAATACTGCTGTAACAGGTGCAAAGATTGCTTCAGACACTATCACTGCTGGTCATATAGCTGCTAGTGCTGTTGGTTCGTCTGAACTTGCTGACGGTAGTATAACTACCGCTAAAATAGGTGCTGGACAAGTTATCTTAGATAAATTAGCTGATAACTCTGTAAATACAAGCAGAATAATAAATAATGCTGTTACTGCTGCCAAGATTGCAGATAATACTATCACTGCCACACAAATAGCTGCTAATGCAGTTGGTTCTAGTGAATTAGCTGATAATGCTGTTGATACGGCTGCGATTGCAACTTCTGCTGTTACTGACGCAAAGATAGCATCAGGAATTGCAGGTACAAAAATTACAGATGGAACTATAACAGCAGCTAAATTAAATACATCTAATATTGATAGGTCATTAAATGTAGCATCAGGCAATTTAGGAATAAATAATGCAGTAACAGGTGGAGCTTCTGCTAGAAATGGTATTACATATAATAATGAAGGACTGATAACATCTACAGCAGCGTTAGTTGCAAGTGATATTCCAGAAGCGACAACATCAGCAGTTGGTGGTGTAAGCGTACCAGCAGCAGGTGGCTTGGCTGTTACAGTAGCAGGTGCATTATCAATAAATAATACTGTTACTGGTGCGACCAGATCAGGAATTACTTTTAATGACCAAGGATTAATAACAGCAACGGCTGCTTTAGCTGCAAGTGATTTACCTGTTGCAACTGCTTCTGCTGTTGGTGCTGTATCAATACCTGTTGCTTCTGCTCCTTTAGCTATTTCTGGAACAGGTGTTTTATCTATAGCAAATAGTGGTGTAACAGCAGGTACATATCCAAAAGTTACAGTATCGGCTCAAGGTATTGTTACTTCTGGAACAGACCTTGTTGCTGGTGACATTCCTGATCTTGCCACTACAAAAATCACTACTGGTACATTTGGAACTAACTTTTTAGCTAATGACTCTATAACAATGGATAAGTTAGCAAACTTATCTACTGGATTTATACAAGAAGCATCACCCGATATATCTAATCTTCCTACTGGTGTTTTTTGGCTACAGGAATCTACAGGACAGTTAAGAATATTTAACGGTAACAGTTTCTTTTCTGTTGGTTTTGGAAGATTAGCAGAAGAAAACCTTAGATTTTGCGGAACATTTAATGCTAGTAACGGAACAATAGTTACACTTACATCTTTTGGAACATCAGCAGGTTTTACTGTGAGTAATGCAATTCCAGCAGGTACATCAACATTAACGGGAGCATATTTTGTTTGTGTTACCCCTGGAAATGGAACAGCAGTTGTACCTTCTACATCATTTGATGCAGGTGATTGGTGTTTGTGTGTAGGACCTGATAATTGGGATAGAATTGATACTTTATCAGGACCTGGTAGTGTTTCTAGTTTAGATGACCTTTCTGATGTTTCATTAAGTAGCCCTACAACAGGTCAAATATTAGTACTACAAGCTAGTGGCTCTTTTGAAAATGTTTCTGTACTAAGTGGAGGAACTTACTAAATTGATGTATCCTTTAATTAAGTCAAGGTAAACTATGGCAATTCAAATTAAATTAAAAAATAGTGTTGTACAGGATAGTACTCCTAGCACCTCAGATTTACCTGCTGTTGGTGAAATAGCACTTAACGCAAATATAAATAGTATCGGTGGCTTTATGCGAGCCAGTGATAATACAATTGTAAAAATATTTGGACCAGGTAGTTTATCAACACCCACTGCTACAACTACAGTTTCGGGTATATCTGAATTAGCAACTAATAGTGAGACAACAACTGGAACAGCTACAAATAGAGTTGTAACCCCTGCTGGTTTAAATGCAGTAACAGTAGCAGAACGTACCACATCAAATACTAATTATGTAGCAAAGGCTGGTAGTACATTAACAGGTGTATTGACCATGCCAAATGGTTCTAATTCAGCACCTGCTATAAATTTTGGAGATAGCGATAGTGGAATATTTGGTGGAACTAATACTGTTAGTTTGGCTGCTGGAGGGACAACAAGATTAACTGCTGACACTGGTGTAAGTGTTGTTGGTACGTTAGCTGTTACAGGAGCTATAACTTCTACTGATGACCTAACAATTCCAGATAAAATAATCCATTCTGGCGATACAGATACTGCTATTAGATTCCCTGCTGCTAATACTGTTTCTGTTGAAACTGGTGGTAGTGAAGCATTTAGAGTTGATGGTGCACAACGATTACTTCATGGAGCTAGTTCTACTATTGGTCTAAATAGAAAAATTCAACAATCAGGTACTGATGCGAGTGCTGGTTTATCATTAAATAGATTTAGTGCTGATAATGGTGGTGCTGGTGTTGATTTTATTAAAAGTAGAAATGCAACTATTGGAAATAATACGATTGCTCAAAATAATGATAATTTAGGAATAATTAATTTTAGAGGAGCAGATGGCTCAGATCTTCTTAGTATCGCAGCACAAATCAAAGGTCAAGTAGATGGCACACCTGGAGCTAATGATATGCCAGGTCGTCTGGTGTTTAGCACAACGGCTGATGGTGCTTCTACTCCTACGACAAGATTAACAATAGACAGTGCAGGTTTATCTACTTTTACAGGGGGTATTACAGTAACAGGAGCCTTTGCGAGTTCGATTAATGATAATGCAACTGATGCGTTTACTGTGAAACAAGGTTCAAATGAATACATTACAGTTGATACTAATAACTCAAGCGAATTAATAACTCTTGGAAATACTACAACCAATCCAAAGACTTCAATTTTAGGTAGTGGGGTTGGTATTGGTACAACAAGTCCATCGGGAAATTTTGATGTTACAGATGGCACGACAAGCATTTCTTTTAACAAAACAAGTAATACACCTCGTATTGATTTTAAAGGTAATAGTGTTTCGGAAATATGCCAAATAAAAGCAGCAGAAGCTGTTGGTGGTGGAGTTTTACAACTATTTACAAAAACAACTGGTGGCACTGCTACAGAACGTATGCGTATAGATTCGTCTGGAAGGGTGCTTATAGGAACAACTGCTACTACTGGTGGTACTCAATTACTACAAGTTGTAGAATCAACTGGAGGTAGACTTGTTCTTGCAAGAAATGATACAACTGTTAGTGCTGAACAGACTCTTGGAATTATTCAAGCCTATGGGAATGACAATGACGGAAACTATCAGGAAGTTGCTTCAATACATTTTCAAGCAGATAAAGACCATGGAACTGATGATAAGCCTGGGCGTATAAGTTTAAGAACAACGGCTGATGGTGCTTCTTCTCCTACCGAGAGATTAAGAATAGACTCGTCAGGAAACGTAAGAGTTGTTTCAGGAGATATAAGAGTAGGTGATGACACTGATTCAAATGCTGGTACGCAAACAATAAGTGTTGGTTCAGTATCTTCTGGAGCTGGCGGTATCGGTATTTTTGGTAATCCGACAAATGGTAATTCATTTGTACAGTTTGGTGATGGTACTGCTGCTGCTGACCAATATCGTGGATTTTTAAATTATCAACACGCATCCGATAGTTTAGTTTTTGGATCTGCTGGTTCAGAACGTATGCGTATAGATTCGTCTGGAAAAGTAGGTATTGGAACTAGCTCGCCGGGAGTTATGCTTGACATTAGAGCAAATGATCCGGGAATACAATTAGTTGATACCAGTGGTACTTCGACTTATGGAAATATAGATTTTATAGGTGATACTTTAATGATAACCTCTAGAGGTGGTTCTACTGACCATGGGAATATTGACTTTAGAGGTTATAACGGAGCTAGTGCTGTTACTAGGATGCGTATAAATCCGAGTGGAAACGTGGGTATTGGAACAACTGCTCCAGCAGTAAATCTTGATGTTTCTGCTGGTTCAGGAACTGCACAAATTTATGTTAGAAATACAGCTACTAGTGGAGAGGCTGCTCTTGGTGTACAAGGTAAAAACAGTAGCGGCAGCACTAGAACTATGCTTGTTAAATATGATAATTCTGACGCATTTCGTTTTGCTACGGCTCAAGCTGTACCTTTAAAATTTGAGACTTCCGATGCAGAACGTATGCGTATAGATGCGTCTGGCCGAGTGGGAATCGGAACATCAAGTCCTGATACAAGACTTACAGTGGCCACTTCAAGTGGTGATGCTTTTATAAGGACAACAGGTGGTACAAATCAAGGTTTACTTTTAAATAAATCTGATGGTACTCTCATAGGAGGCTTTGTTAGTGGTGGTACTGTTGGTGGTTCAGCAAATGATGTTTCTATAAGAGCAGAAACTGGTAATAATATAACTTTTGCTAATGCAACGACAGAACGTATGCGTATAGACTCGTCTGGCAAAGTGGGTATTGGGACAACTAGCCCAAGTAGAAAATTACACGTTGCAGGAAGTTTTATAAGAGTTGATGATGGTTATGGTTTAGATACTTCGGGTTCTACAGAAAAAATTGTACTAGATAATGGATTTGTTGCTTTTCACGTTGGCAGTGAACGTATGCGTATAAATTCACTTGGCAAAATTGGATTAAACACTTCCTCCCCAAATGTAAGGGTTGAAATGGTGGAAGATACTAATTCTGCTGCTGTTTTAAGAGTAAATAGATCAACAGATGTAGATAGTGTTCAACGAGATTTTATTGAATTTAGGAGAGGTGGTACTAATGTAGGATTTATTAAAGCTACAAACTCTTCAGTTGCTTATTTAACAAGTTCTGATTATAGATTAAAAGAAAATGCTGTTGCTATATCTGATGGTATTACAAGATTAAAAACTTTAAAACCATATAGATTTAATTTTAAAGCAGCACCAGATACAACAATTGATGGATTTTTTGCACATGAAGTGACAGCAGTTCCAGAAGCTATTTCTGGACAAAAAGATGCAGTAGAAGAAGATGGTTCTATTAACCCACAAGGAATAGATCAAAGTAAACTTGTACCTTTACTTGTAGCTGCTGTACAAGAACTTATAGGTAAGGTTGAAGCATTAGAAGCAGCATAAACCGTATTGCCGTTATACGTTCCAATAGCTACACTTTAAAATAATTACAAAAATTCTATGTCAAAACTATCTGATAGATGCGAAGAGCGTAAACAAGAAGCACTTGATGCTCAAAATAAACATAATGCTTTATTAGAAGAGCAAAAAAAATTAGAAAATCAAAGACTTCAATTAAAAGCTGAGTTTGACATGAAAAATTATCAGTATATGGAGTTGCTTGACCAATTACAAGAAGAAGAGGGTGTTGCAACTTCAAGCGAAGTCGTAGAATAAGGTTAAACTATTTATAAAGGTATTTTTTTATCATGGCTGCAACTACTACTTGGGCATTAGCTAATGTTGACTATGACGTAAGCGATGGCTTTTGTCATACAGCACACTGGACTGTAACTAGAGTTGATGGTGATTATTCCTCTTCATCTTATGGTAGCTGTGCGTTGACTAAACCAGAATCTTTAACAAGTAGAACTGATTTAAAAACAGCAGACATTATTGCTGATGTAAAGGCAGTTCTTGGAACGGATCAAGTTACAAGTATTGAAAATAACCTTGTACTAGGTATAAGCGAGCAAAAAACACCTACACAGGGGAGTTTCGTACCAGCTAGTTAGTTTTTACAGGAATACTTCTGTCGATAATTCCATACATGACATAAAGTGGTGCTAATCCTATAATCAGGAAAAGTACCATAAATGTTATTGGTACGCTTGCTTTAAT